CCATCCGCTGTGATCTGGCCCTTCATTCGCGTATTGAATACGGTTTCATCAAAGAACATCGGATCAACATCCCCGACAGCTTTGGCCGCGCGAGCAGCGTTCTCGATCACTTCAGGCTTAGACTTGGTCTGCTTCAGATACGCGGCATACTCGTCCAGTTGCTTTTGCGCTGCCTGACGGTCGCCCTTGTGCCACTTCAGCGCCGAAGCTGCTTCGAAGTACGGGGATGTCTGCGTTGGCGTTGCAGATGGATACTTGGCATAGATGTAGTCGAGATAGTCTCTCGTCCCGAGGCCGACCGTGGCGGGGTCGCGCTTCCATGCAGCCATTGCCGGAGCCTTCACCGCAGGCGGAGCCTTGGGCTTCATCCACGATTTCACAATCTCGGCGCCCTTGGCCCCTGCGAGGCCCGTCAGTGCGCCACCCACGCCGCCAAGCATACGCTCCCACGCACTCACGACGCCGTCCCCGTTCTGGTCTGGCGCACTCACCGCGCCGGCCGTAGTTCCAGCTGCGGCGCTGATAGCTGCCGGCGCGCCGCGAATACCAAAGCTCTCGGGCGGGTCTGTCATATCCCCGCGCCGCGCCGCCAGATATTCCTGGTAGACGTTCCATTCTTCACGGGCGCCGATGCGATAGCTTGGATTGCCGGCCGCTTCCTCCTCAATCAGCCGCATAAGGCTGGTTGCGTCGTCAGGATCGACGTCAAAACCTTCATGGTAGGCAGCGGCAACGATGTCATCGAGGCCCTTGCCCGATTGATTGTTGAGAAGCCCCGGCATGGCGTTGGCGCGGCCCATGACGGCCTTTAGGTCGCCGCTCATGTAGTTCCGATCCTTGATGCCGCCTTGGCCCCTGACCCACGCCAGAAGCGATTGCGGCTTCTGCGGGACATCGCCCTGCCATGTCCCGATTTGCTCACGCTCGGGCAGTGAGGCTTCACGAGCGGCGCGCACCTGCCCCTGCGCCTGCGCCACGCTTTCAGGCGATGGCTGTTGACGCGCAGCGGCCGGCGCTGGCGTTGGCATCGGTTGCCCCGTCATGTCAGGGCTCGGATTGCCGCCAGTTGGAGGCACACCGCCAGGCGAAGGCGCTGCCCCGCCGCGCGGCGCCCGCCCACGGCCGAAAATGCGCTGCAGGTTTTCAGGCGTCGCGCCATCGAGAAGCATCTGCCCCATGAGGTCGCGTTGCTGTTTCGTGTAGGAGCCGGAATTGGACAGCGCCGCAAGCGCCGCCTCTACCGGACTGCGCACCGCGCGCAGCACATCCGCCGCCATCGGCAGGACGCCGCCGGATCCCATTTGCGCCTGCGAGGTCACAGAGCCGACATTCGGGTTTATGCGCTGCGCGTTGTCCATGATCGCAGCATCCGCCGCAAAGCGCGCCTGCATTTTGTTTGCCGCTTCAGGCCCAAAGATCAGCGTGAGTTTTGACTTTGAACCGGGCGCCATGAGCGCAGCCATTGCGCTGCGCGGCCCCTCGGTCTTGGCAATCATCGACCGGATCATGCCGGCCTGCATGGCTGTCAGCTGTTGCCCCGTGACGCCTTCCGCCAGCCTGCCGACTTCTTCCGCAGTGTAGCGGCCGCCTAGCAGGCGTTGGCCCTGACGGAAGCCCTCTTGTATCCTTGGCGCCTCGCCGCCGAGTTGACGGGCGGCGGCGTAGCTGGGCGCCAGCGCGTCGACTTCCTGCACAATTGCCTGGCGCACGCTGTCGAGGTCATACGGCACAGCCTGATTGCGAGCGATTGCGGCTTGCTCCGCATCGTCCAGACTGCGCTTGACGAGGTCCCAATACTCGAAATCGCCGACAACGCGGCCCTCGGTAGCCGCCAGCGTTTCGCGGTAACGATCAACACCACGGACATGCGGAGCGAGGATGTCGAGATCGCGCAGCTGCTCAAGGCGCGGGCTCGCAAACGATCCGAGCGGGTTCTGTGCGCGTAGTGCCTCGTAAGCCGGTGTAGCCTGCTGACGGGCAAGCGCCACCATGCGGTCAATGTCACCAGTAATCGCCGCAGGGGTAAGGTTCGGGTTGGCCTGTCCAATATCGCGCTCAAGACGGCCGGCGCGATTGCCGAGAAGGTCTTCACCACGCGCGCGCGCCGCCTCGCCTGTCGCGCCCGGCAGGCGAGAAATCCCCGCAGCCGTGCCGATGCCGTCTTGCGTCAGATCAGCAATCGCGGCCGGCTTGTCGCCATAGCGCGCCGTCATCGCCGCCGCCGCTTCCTCGGCGTTGCGAATGCCGCCCGATTTCAACGCCCTCCGAACGCCCGCCGCTGCAACGCCTGCATCAAACCGCGCCCGGCTTGACGCTGGCGTGACGGCACGCGCAGCTGCGCGCATCCCGCGACTTGCAGCCGTCGCCAGTGCGCGCGGCCCAAAGATACCGATAGCCGCGCCAGTGGCCGCCCCGCTGCCGGGGATGCCGCCCATCGGGGCGTCGTTGCCATCGCCAGGCGCTGCGACTGCTTCACCAACGCCGCCAATCGTGGCGCCGACACCGCCGCCAATGATCTTGTCCAGATTGCGCCGCACAACGCCCCCGCCTGATGGCTCGGAAGGCGCAGAGAACGCCTCGGGCGCGGCGACAGGTGCGGGGCGGTTCGTGACCGCAGGCGCACGGGATGCTTGCACTGCGGCGCGCTCGGCTTCGGCAAGCGTCACTGGCGCAGCGCGGCCCGGCGCCGTCATACCCTTGAGCGTCATGGATCCCGGCAACGCCTGCATTGCGGTAAAGCTGCCATCAATCGCAAACTGTTGAAGCCCTTCGACGGCTTTGCTCATGTCGCCATCAAGCGCGCCTGCGCCCGCCTGCTTCAGCCCCTGATAGGCTCGGCCTGCGTCATCAATCGGGCTCAGGAATTCAATTCCCTGCACCGCGCCAAGTAGCGGGTCTTCCTGAGACGTGCGCCCCCACTTCTCAAGCGCGCCGGCAGTCAATCCCGCAACCGGCGCCTCAATGCCGCGCATGATGTCGGCAAACCAATCGTTCTGTGTCCCGGTATCCGCCATTGGCGCTTCCTGCGCGCGGGGCTTGGCATAGCCTGACACCGCCAGCGGGTCTTGCACATAGCCCATGGCCGCCATGCGCTTCGGGTCCGCAGGCTTGGCGTTGAACGCTTCGTAACCGCCAGGAATGGCCGCAGCGGCTTCTTCAATAATGGCGTCAGTCTCGGAGCGGAGAGACGGCCCGGCGGGCGCCGCTGGCGCGGCCTGCTGCTTTGCTGCTGCGCGGCGCGCGAGTTCGGCTTTGGCCGCCTCGGGGGACACGCCCATAGGCGCCACAGGCGGCGCAGCGGGCGCCACCACACGAGCCGCCCTGCGGCGCTCGAGTTCGGCGCGTGCTTCTTCAGGTGTCGGCTGCATCATCCGCCCCGCGCAATGCGCTCTAGTTCGTCGTCTGACATTTCTTCAAGCCGCATGGTCGGCCGCTGTTGCGGCGGCGCCGCTTGCGGCGGCGCTTGCTGCTGCAAAGGCCCGCGCTGCGTTGCCGCCGCCGCGCGCTGCTTTGCTATGTTGAAATAGTTCTTTAGTTCGCCTGCGACGCGGCGCGCCTCTTGGGAAGAAATGTTCTTGTTTGTCAGCTGGGAGACTGACGCCACAAGGCGTCTCGCGTCAGCGTCGGACACTGGCGCGAGGGTCGTCTGTAGCGAGCTTACCGCGTTGATGAAGAACTGCCCGTCAAGCTTGTCGCGGATGGCTTCAGCGTTTTTCGCATCAGAGCCGGGCAGCATGTTCAACGGGTTGTAGCGGCCCATCCCATAGGCGCCATCAAAGCCGCTGGAATTGAGAAGCTCGTCAATTGACGCGATAGCCTGGTCTGCGGTCGAGATCGCGCCCGGCATCGTTGTAATCGCCTCGGCCTGCGTCTTGCCGAGTTGTTCGCCAACGGCAATTGCGCCCCGGTTGTTTCCAACCTGTTCGGGCGTGGCAAGCGGAGTGAAGCCGCCAGTGTAGCGGCTTCCGACGTTTGGTACGCCGCCAATATCCACGTTCATGTAGCTATCCCGCGCGCGCCTGCCCGTGTCGCGGATGTTCCCGTCACCCATGATGATTTGCAGGTTGCCGGCGTCATCGACGAACGTTGACTGCACGCGCCCGCCAGGGCTGCTGCCGCTGGCTGTCTGCGCGCCCATTTCCTTCTGACCTGACAGATAGTCAGGGTCATAAATCCAGTTTCCGCTTTCGTCCTGCGTCGCGCCGGCCCATGGCGGTTCTTTGGGAGCCGCGGCGCGATCTGCAATCGTGTCAGCCCGGCCACGCGAGTAACGCTTGTCCTCGCCCTGGTCTTCTATCCGCTGCGCGAGCACGGCCTGCCCCTGCCCCGCCTTGACCATGCCGAGTTCTTCCGGCGTGAGGTCGAGGCCTTCGAGGAGGCTGTTCATTTCCGACTGCTGGGTTGCAGCCGTGCGGCGGTCCATGAAGTCGTTGATGGACCCCTTCCGCCCGTCGCTGCCGATTTCCGACAGCGTCGCGCCGGCGAGGCCGAGATAGTCCCACAGGCCGGGGCCTTCCTTCGGCTTCTCGGCCATCGGCGGGGTTTTCGTGAGGTTGGCCGTCATGCCCGGGGCTTCGCTGCGGATCGCGCTCGCCATGCCGCCAAACGCGCCCTTTTCTTCCGCCGGGTCGGTGGCGAAGATGCCGTTGCTGGCCTTCGGCATCGCGCCCTGATCCCACGACATCCGGTCAAGGTCGTAATCGTCTTCCGTCATCCCTTGACGTTTCAGCGTCGCAGCGATTTCCATCGGCACGGGCGGCTTGACCTTGATGGGCTGGTTGCGCAGGCCCTTGAAGGAATTAGGACGCATCATGTTTAGCCACCTTTGCCACCACCACTCTTGCTTCCACCCTGGCCCATCGTTGCGATGGAGCCGATGCCATTGATAATGGAGCCGACATCAGCCCAGCTCATGCCGCTCTCGGAAGTCGTGTTGGACCCCGTGCCCTGCGTGTTGGTGAGCAGCGGCGTCGCGCCGAGGAGGCCGATGCGCGTCTGCAATTCGATCTGGAAGCGTTTCCACTGTTCCGCCGCCTGGTCGTCATACTTGGCTCGCTCGGCAAGCAGCTTCGCGTCTTCAATCGCGCGGTCATCCATGCCCAGCTGGTTCATGAATTGCGCCTCGCGCATCCAGCTGTCCTGCTGCTGGCCGGCAAGGTCGCTCAACATGCCAGCGCCACGGAATTGCTGGTCTGCGCGATACTGCGCGGCGCTGTCATTGCGGCCGACATTGAAGCGCGAGGTGTCATCGCGGCGCACGGCGTTGTCGCGGTTCGCCGAATACGACACGTCAGAATTGCGCAAGGCCATGTCGTCAAAGCGCACGGCATTGTCACGGCGCGCGTTGTAATCGCCCGTGGCGTTGAACGTGTCAGCGCCGAATATGCCCTGCGTCTCGCGTTCGTCGCCGGCCATGGCGTCGTTGTAGCCGCGATATTTCAGGTCGGCGAGCATGCCTGCCTTGTCCATGGACGCGGTGCGCATCAGCTCGCCATCGGCAACGCCATGGCGCGAGCCGCCGAACGCGCCAGACTGCGTCGCGCGCGCCTGGTTGGCCGACAGCTGCCGGTTGCGCTCCTCGTCGATATAGGCGCCCGTGGCGTCGACCACGTCGCTTTCATAGGGGTTGTAGCGCTGGCGCACGCGGTCGGCGTCAAAGGTGCGGTAGGACACCTCACGCGGCCCCGCGACTTGCGATGAATTGACCATGGACGGCCCCGCGACGTCGGTCGACGTCACCTGCTCGGGGTTCCATTCGGACGCCATGCCGGTCTTGATGGCGTTCTGCGCGTCGCCGAACATGCCCGCATTGCTGCCGAGGTTCGTGCTGGCGTACTGCCGCGCCTGCCGCTCGCCGCCCGAGAGGTCAGCCACCATCGCGCCCGTGTAGGGCTTGTACGGCGTGTTGGTGTTGAACTTGTCGATGGTGCCCATGATGTTGGACATGCCGCCTTCAAACAGGTTTTTCGACCAGTCGTTAAGCGACGTGGACGAAGACGAGGTGCTTGATTGCTTTGTTTTCTTGTTGCCCATGGCTAAAGGTCCTTCACCATCTGCCGAACTTCCCGATAACCGAGGCGCTTAAGCGCGCGCCCCCATCCCTTGCGGCCATCTTCCACGACAGCGCGGGAAAAGCCGCGTTCGCGCGCAAGGTCAACGGCCGCCGCCTCCATCCTGCATAGTTCCTCGAGGTCGCCGCCGGCGAGCCAGAGGACGAATTCGCGCGCGTGGTATTCCGTCGTCACGGCCGCCGACTTCTCGCCAGGCCAGAACAGCGCGTTGCCCGAACGGATCGCCTCGCGCACGTCTTCCATGGTCGTCCCCTTTTCCGTGTGCCGCAGCGCAGGGAAAAGCAGGCGCTCATAGTCGGCGAAGCGCGGGGCGGCCGTCATTACGCGGCTTCCTCGGTGAAGCCGTCATGCATCGGCGGCGCGGACAGCGCGAAGGCGGGCGAGGCCACATTCAGCCGCGCGAGTTCCTGCACCAGCACCTGCGGGACGGCCGTAATGACCGTCAGCACGTTGCCAATCTGTGTCTTGGCAAGGCCTTCGGGGAGTTGGTCGCGGATCGCGGACAGGTCGCCGGCGAGGGCGGTGACGGCGTCACCCGTCAGCAGGTCATAGGCGCCCTGCACAAGCGGACGCTCGTGCTCGGCGATCTGTGCGCTAATTGCGGCCTGTTTGGCGATGAGGTCGGAAAGGGTTGTCATGGTGGCTACTCCTGTCCCGGCTTGCCGCTCGGGGCTTGATCGGTGAAGACGCCGCTGGTGCGGCTGTTGTCGCGCCCGAACGGGCTCGGCGCTGTCTGCTCGGGGGGCGCGCTGCGTGCTGCGCCTTGGTAGCGCGCGCCGCTGACGCATGCCGACAAGGCAAGCGCCGTCGTTATCGCAAGTGCGATCTTCATGGGTATTCTCCTTTGGTGATTTGCCCCGGTCAGAGGCTTTCGAGGTAGGGCTCTAGGTAGACATCGACACTTCGGCCAGCGCTGTCCCTGACGCGGCACCTGAACGTCCCGGCCCATACTTCTCCGGGGCCACCAATAGTCGCGTTGAACGTTGTCGTTGCAGACGTCGGGCTGGTCGCCGTGGGTGCGCCTGTCGCCCCGTGCGCGTCGTAAATCGTCCAATCGTAAGTGTAAGGCGCAAGGCCGCCGCTCGGCGTTGCGGTCGTTGATGCGGTGTACTTCACTCCCGTCCCAAAGCCGGAGTAGGTCGGCGCGTAGTCGGTTAACACTACCGTCATCAGGCCTTGGGCCAGCGCGAGTTCAGTGCCGCTGAAGTAGGTCTTGCCGTCCGACCCAATGGCGAAATCGCAATTGAGACGGCTTTGGGAAGATGGGGCGACCGTGTTGGCCCCCACCCACAGGAACAATTCGGACCCGCTGACGCCATAGCCGGGCCCGATGGTCAGGCGCTTCGATCCGTAGTCGACCGACACGGGCCGCGAGAAGTACGCCTCGCCGCCTGTCGCCCGCATCACCTCGATGACGCTGCCGTTGCTGACGTTCGCAAGGCGCAGGACCGTGCTTATCAGCTCGAGGTAAGAACCGCTTGCGCCCGCTTTCAGGCGCACCGCCGCAAGGTCGCCGCCCGATGCGCTGACAATGGTTTCCCAGAATGCGGCTGCGCCGTTTATGGTCGAGATGGCGCTGGCATTGGTCTGGACCTGCGCCGATGTGAGGCTTTCAGGAATTAGGTCGCATTCATACCAGTCTATGGAATTGGCAACCGCAATCGAGCCCGCGCTTGACCAGTGGCTCATGAAAAGCACTGCGGCCGAATAGGTGTTGGCGGGCGCTGTGACCCGCTTTTCCCAAGTGTTCACCCCGTCAGGCGTGGAAGATGTGGCGCCGCTCGTGTTCGGCGTGTTGTAAAGCACGATAGAGTTGTCACCGATGAAGGTGCCGCTGATGTTGTAGAAGGCAACATATAATGCCGCACCTTCGATAGTGCCTGAAATCCGGCGAAGACTTCCGCGCAGGGTGTACGGCCCCGGGTTAACGCCTGGAATGGCCTGCAATTGTCCGTTTTGCACTCCCGCCGCGCCAACAAGTCGGAAGGCGTTGCCCGCGCCGTTGAGCCTTGCGACGTGCGTGCCGCCGCCGTTGGACCAGTCCGACCAGCCGGGCGGGTGCGCGGTCCCGCTGAACGGCTCAAGAAAGCGCGCGTTGCGAACCAGCATGTTGCTGGCCCCGCTATAAGACGCAGAAAGCGTCGCGCTGCTGCTTGCAGACGTTGCCGATGCGCTGGCGGCCGATGCCGAGGAAGATGCAGACGATGCGGAGCCAGCCGCATTGCTGGCCTGTGTCGTCGCGGTTGTCGCCGATGACGCAGCGTTGCCCGCGCTGGTCGAGGCGGATGATGCCGACGTGCTGGCGTTGCTGGCCTGCGTGGTTGCAGTCGTCGCGCTTGTTGCGGCGGCTGATGCTGATGTTGCGGCGCCAGATGCGCTGGTGCTGGCGTTCGTCGCAGAGGTGGATGCGTTCGTCGCGGATGTGGACGCCGATCCTGCGGACGTTGAAGCGTTTGTTGCTGACGTGCTGGCCGCAGTGGCCGAGGTGCCCGCAGCCGTGGCTGATGTGGAGGCGGATGATGCCGATGTTGCGGCGGCGGTCGCGCTGGCCGCAGCTGCCTCGCTGTCAGTGACGTCTTCAATCCTGAAGAACGCCACTTCCCAAGACCCACCCGCGCTGCCGCCGCCCGTCCTGATGATGTCGAGGCGCGGACGCCAGAAGGCGTCGTACGTGCTTGGCGTCCCTAGCGTGTAGATGATCGAGATTGTCTGCCAGCCCGACGCCACGTTGATCGGGTTGATTGACGAACTGAAGCCGGAAACAGACGTGCCGGTGAAGGTCGGGACGCCGTGCGCAAGGGCGGTATCCAGGCCGTTGATGTAGAAGTTGGACGACAGGACCCCGCCGCCAGTGGCGTTGGTTGTGACGCGGATGCGCGCCGTCAGCTTGTACTTGCGGCCCGCACGCGGGACCATCGCGTACTTCTGCGTGAGGTAGTAGCCCGCAGTGCCGGTGCCAGCCACCGACCCCTGAAGAACGCGGCCCTCGCCGGAGATGTTGGCGTAGGCTCCTACTGGATCAGCGGCAGCGGATGCAGCGCCGCCGAACGTGTTCGTATAGTAGAGGCCGTCTGCCCCAAAGTCCGCAGGACCGATGCCCTGTGCAATCGCCGTGGACTTTGCGGCAACGGAAGAGGCAGAGGCTGAAGTGGCGCTGTTGCTGGCGTTGGTAGCCTGCGTCGAGGCGGTAGTGGCAGAGCCCGCAGCGGCTGTTGCCGAGCCGCCCGCAGCTGTTGCGGAGTTCGCGGCGTTCGTGGCCTGCGTTGAAGACGTTGCAGCATGCCCCGACGCAGTTGTGGCCGACGAGGCGGCGTTCGTGGCGGATGTCGAAGCCGCGCCTGCCGACGTCGCAGCGTTCGTCGCAGAGGTGCTGGCTGCGGTCGCCGACGTTCCAGCGCTTGTGGCTGAAGTGGCCGCGCTGGAGGCTGACGTTGAGGCCGCAGTCGCGCTTGCGGCAGATGCGGCTTCGGATGTCACATCACGCAGCGCCAGCGTGGCGACCTGCGTTGTAGCGCCAGAATAGGTGTTGGACGCAGTGTCGTTTACAATAACGCCCGCGCGCACATACGCCGCTGTCGCAAAGGACGCCAGGACTTGCGCGGCCGTGCGCTCGTAGCTGAAATTCTGCCACCCGTCGGCGACGACGGCGGTGGCGTCCACAGTGGTGGCGAGGACGCCCAGATTTGTCCACGAGACATCAAACACCTGCAAGGCGAGTACAGCGCGGTTGCTGGTCCCATCGACCGTGACACGCTGGCGGCTCTCTGCGCGGTAGGTCTTGCCGGAAGCGACAGCGAAGCCGCCGCGCGTGTAGATGCCCAGTCGCGCGCCAGAGATCTGGCGAACGTCCCCCTCTCCCGCAACAGCCACGACCGTTCCTGACGACATAGGCGTCGAAGCGTCAGGCGTTGAGCCAAGGGCGGTGATGAAGTCGGCGGCGATAGCCGGGCGATCCGGCAGGATCCGGTTGGCGACACTCTGCGCTGTGACGGCAGATGTCGCGGCGGATGTCGCGCTGTTCCCGGCGTTCGTGGCCTGTGTCGATGCGGTAGACGCAGAAGTCGATGCTGCCGTCGCGCTGTTGCCTGCGTTCGTCGCTGACGTCGCCGCGGCAGTGGCGGAGGTTGATGCGGCCGACGCGGATCCGGCAGCGTTGCTCGCGCTTGTGGATGCGTTCGTCGCTGACGTGCTGGCGGCACCAGCTGACGTGCTGGCAGCTGCAGCTGATGTCGCGGCGTTGCTCGCCTGCGTCGCCGCGCTCGTGGCCGACGTGCTTGCAGAGGTCGCGCTCGTGCCAGCCGCTGTCGCGCTCGTCGCAGCGTTTGTGGCCTGAGTCGCAGCCGTCGTTGCCGAACCGGCAGCAGCGGTCGCGCTTCCGCCGGCAGCGGTCGCGCTGTTCGCAGCGTTCGTCGCCTGAGTTGAGGACGTCGCCGCGTGTCCTGACGCGGTGGTCGCTGATGTCGATGCGTTGGTGGCCGACGTGCTTGCCGCGCCCGCTGACGTAGCGGCGTTGGTGGCTGACGTGTTGGCAGCAGTCGCCGAGGTGCCCGCAGCCGTCGCGGATGTGGAGGCAGCGGAGGCGGAGGTTGACGCAGCCGTGGCGGATCCCGCTGCGGCGGCTTCGCTGGTGATATCCTGAAAGCGGATGAAGGCGATCTGGAACGTCCCGCCGTTGACCGCAGTAGATCCCGCTCGCCCACGAAGGTAAGCGGCCGTGGGCCACGCTGCGAGCACTGCAGTGGACGTGGTTTCCTGACTGTAGTTCTGCCAGCCCTCAGCGACGGTCAGGTTGCTGTCGTGAACTACAAGGCTAACCTGGCCGAGATAGGTCCACGAAGCGTCGTATGCACCGAACAGGCTTCTTGCCTCGAGCGATGGCGTCCCGTCGACGGTCGTCCGCATGCGAGACTGCAAGCGGAATGTGCGCCCCGTCCCGACAGCAAGGGCGCCGCGCGTTCCAAACACGGCCGCAATCGCCACTTCCCTGACGTCGCCCTCACCAGCGACAGCGACCACGGTCCCCGTGGTGGTTGGCGTGACAGTGGACGGCTCGCCAAGGGTCGTCCCGGTCGCAAAGTCCGCAGCGACGGAAATGCGCTCGGGAATAAGGCGGTTGGCGACGTTCTGCGCCGAGACGGACGATGCCTGCGATGCCGTGGCTGACGTTCCCGCCGCCGTTGCCGATGTTGCTGCAGCTGCCGCGCTCGCCGCAGCAGCTTCTGCAGCAGCCTCCGGGTCGACAGCTTCAACCAGCGCCTCGAGCGCGGCGAATGACGTCTCAAGGTCCGCGAAGCCGCTCGCCACTGTCGTGACAGTCGCACTCAGGCCGTCCACCTCGGCCGTTAGTGAGGTTTCAAGCGTCGCAAGCGAAGTGGTCAGCGTGCTTTCGACCGTGCTGACATAGCTGATGCTGGCAAGGCCGAACGGGGTCGATGCGTCCTGCTGCACGGTGAATTCGCCGCCGGCGTTGTAGCCGAAGGTAATGACCTGGCCTTGCGCCGAGGTGAATTGCAGCTTCTTCCCAAAGGGTACCGTCAGGTTGGACCGGCGGTCATAGGAGCCGTCCAGCTTGCGGCGCACTTCCTCGCGGAACGTCGCTTCATTCTGCGCGTCATAACTGCGTTTCGGGCTGATGACGGGGGCGCTCAATAACGCCCCCTCGTCCGCACAGTCGCGCGCCACGGGCCAATGCGCGCGTCTTCCTTGCCCGACGCCATGCGCAATTCAACGCGTATCTGCCGGGCCGTCTTCAGGATGCTCATGCGGTCGGCCGCAGCGAACGGGCCAACCGTCGTCTCGGTCGCGTTGGGGTAGTCGCGGAGGTGCAAATAGACTTCCACGTCACCCTGCGTCAGCTCGCTCGGGATGATTTCGTCAATCTCCATCAGCTTGCCGCCCGTGCCGATCTCCAGAGGGCCGCTGATGAGCTTCCGCACCTCGCTGTCATAGGCCCAGCCGGTTTCATGCTTCAGCATGGCGCCCGCGCTGGTGGCCCGCAGCGGCCATCCGAACACGTCAGGCCCAAAGCCACACAGGCGCGCCATCGGCGTGTGGTTCCAGTGGTTCTCACGGTAGTTGTAAATCGCCGCGTGGCTGCAGGTCGTGGCCGCGCCGCGCGGATAGTAGAACCAGAGTTCGCCCGCCTCGGGGAAATGCTCGGCCCAGCATTTCGACTGGTGCGTGGTGTTGACGTTGCGGAACACGTCGTCGGACACGTCGGACGGCAGCGGTTCGACATAGCCGCCGTAACGGTAGAACTGGCCGCGCCCCATCCAGTAGGCGATGGCGTCAACGCTGGCCTTCGCGTGCGGCCCGATGATGCCGCAGCCCTGCCCGACATTCTCGGTCCCGTACACATTCGGCGGGCCGATATAGTCGAGGCGCTGCACGCCCTCGGTGGTGAACATGAGCGCGCCGCCACGGATGCGCATGCCGCTGACCAGCTTGCCGACCGAGTGCAAGGGCAAGTCGCCCGCCTGGTTGATGGCGGTCGCCGTCCATGTCGACAGCGTCGCCTGGTCAGGCCATGCGAACTGGCGCGGGTCGCCCGTGGACCCCAGCGCAATCAGGAACTTCTCTTCCGTCACGAAGATGCTGGACGCGGCCGGCGCGCCCGTGACTGCGGTGGCGTCCCCGCCCGCGCCGGGCGTGAATTCGTAAATGGTCGAGCCGTTGCACGCGACCAGCACTTCGCCGAAATTGTCCAGCGTCCAGACGGTCGTGGACGGCATGCCTGACGGCGTGATGTCGTTCAGCGTCGTGCCGTCGTGGATGTAAAGCTTCGTGGTCGTGCCGAACGCCGCGAAGGGCAACTCGTCATTGTCCAGCCATGCGTGCGCGGCAATCGGCTCGCCCGCCAGCGTGCCCGACAGGCCGGTCGCCCAGCCCTTCATGGGCTTGATAACGCCGTCCACGAAGCGAAAGTACTGGTTGTCATACCAGCGCCCTGTGGCTTCGTATTCCGGCCCCTGACGGTAGAGGCCCGGCCTGATCTTGAGCTTGATGGGCTCTACCATCCGGCCCACACCCGGCCCGACGCGGTGCGGGCGTTCGTCTCGCCGAAGAGCCGCGTGCGCTCCGAACGCTCGGCCATCGCGGCCAGCTCCATCATCTCGGTGTCGAGCGTGATGTCCCGGCAGATGGTGTACTTGGCGCGCGCAATAATCAGGTTCTCGCCAATCGTGGTCCACGAATTCGTGGAGCTGTCGGCGCTCAGGGCCGTGTCATCGTAAATGCCGGTGACGTTGACGGTGTAGGCCTCGTCGGGGATGGGCCAGAACTTCAGGACCGTGTCTTCCCAGCTGTATTCGATGGGCTGGCCGGCGCCGGTGTCTGCGCCCTGGCGGTCGGCCATCACCTCGCGCGTGACCTTGTCCAATTCATAGTCATAGCCGCCGACCACAACCGCGACGCGGTCGATGTGGCGCAGGCCCGCAGGGATAGCCTTCGTGGCCGTGTCGGCCGTCGTGGTGATGGTGTTTGTGGCTTCGTTCTTCCATGTGCGGCGGTTCGCGTAATACTCGATAGCGCGCAGCACATGGGAGGCCGCCTCGCTGGTCAGCGTCGGGCGCTTGATCTCAGCGAGAAGGCGCGTCCTGACTTCCAGATACGTGCTCATGAACGCGCCTCCCGATACAAAAAGGGCGGCCCTTTCGAGCCGCCCTCCTGTCGTGTGTCGCCGTGCCTATCAGGTCAGGTTCGGCGGGATGTAGCAGATGAACGCCACAGCGGCGCCAGTGGTCGCGGCCGTCCCCGTGAGGTCGACAGCAATCTGGACAACAGTGTCCACAGTGACGAGGCTGGTGACAGCTTCATCCAGCGGAACAGTGGCGAGCGTTCCAAGGGCAAGGTCAGTCGCCCAGAGGTCCGTACCGCTGTCAGTCGATGGTCCCATGTCTGCGACATTGGTTGTCCCCGCGTTGAACACCGTCGTGACCGCAACCCCGGAAAGGGGCTTCAGGACGAGCGAG